GCGTCCGCGGCGGGGTCGGTGACGAGCCCCACCGCCTCGGTGTTGCCGAGCCGCTCGAGCATGGGCTGAACCATCGCCTCCACCTCGTCCTTGCGGATGCTCGAGAAGGTCAGCGCGGCGGTGCGCAGCTTCGCGCCGCGTCGGCGCAAGAGGACGCCGCGCGCGGAGAAGTCGAGGCTGCCGAGATCGCGGACGCCGAAGCTCGCGCCGTTCGAGAAGTTGCGCTCAAGCTGGATGCGCTTGCCGATCGCTACCCGCGCGACCGTCACCTGGCCGGCGAGCCCGGCGAAGCGCAGCCGCCAGTAGCGCGCGGCCGGCGCAGCGCTCGCCGCCTGCCACAACACCACGCCGCGGCCGCTGACCGGCATCGCCGTCCCGGCCAGCGCCGGCACCGCGACGTCGTTCCAGTCGTACGCGCCGCCATTGCCGGTCGCGCTGGTTGCCGCCGAGACCTGTAGCGTCGATCCGGCCGAGAGGCCGACGCAGCCCAAGGCGAGCAGGCCGTCGACGGCGACGTCGGCGCCGAGATCGAGGACGAGGTCCGCGGTGCCTGACGCCGAGCTGCGCCAGACGACGCCGGCATAGTCGTTGGCGACGTGCAGGGCTGCGCCGAGCGACGTGCCAGCGGTCGCGCCGACGATCGCCGCCGGCGGGAGGATCCACGCATTGGCCATCGGGTCACCCGTACAATTCGAGGGTAGACGTCTCGGCTTCGAGGTCGAGCTCGATGCGCGCCGCGAGGAAGCCGCCGTCGACACCCTGCTCGGCATCGATCAGGCGTAGCTGCGGCACCCCCGCCTCGATCGCGGGCCAGAGCAGATCGTGGACCTCGGCCGCGAAGCGCCGCCGCTCGGTGCCGAGCAGCACCGCGCGCGCGACGACCACCGTCTGCGCGTCGGCGATCGCGTCGAAGTAGCCGTCCGCCGGCGCGATCGAGCCGTCGCGGGCCGACGGGTACCGCGCCGACACCGCGGGGCTCGCCCAGGTCGCGATCGCGACCGCGCGCGACGCCGCGCCGATGTCCTCGGGAAGCGCGGGCATCAGGCGGCGACTATGTTGGTGAAGAGCCGACCGGCGCCGATGAAGTCGCCGCCGCCACCGCCGCCTGCCGCGATCTGGCCGAGCAGTTGCTGGACGTTGATCAGGGTGTCCGACACCTGCGACAGGATCTCGTTGCCCGTCAGAACTCCCGCCGCCGTCGCCGCGGCGCTGGCGGCCGTCTCCTTGGCGAAGGGGCTGGCGACGCTCGCATTGCCGCCGATCGGAGACGCGTTGTCGATCGTGGCGATCGCCTTGGCCGTGCTCGCCTGGACGGCGTCGAACGCCTCGAAGAACTTGGCCGTGGAGCCGTACAGCTCGCGCTCGATGTCGAGGTACGTCTTGGCCGCGTCCTGGTACTTGCCCTGGTCGATCGCCGCGCCGGCGTCGATCTTCGTCAGGTAGGTCGACAGGTCGGCGAGCGCCGCTGCCTCGCGATCGCGTGCCGACAGCGGCGAGGCCGAGCCGATCTGCAGGCTCTTGAGGAAGTCCTTGAGCCCGGTCGCCGCCGCGGCGGTCGACGACTTCACCTGCTCGAGCTGCAGGTCGTAGAGCTTCTGCGCGTCGGCCATCTGATCGGCCGTGGCGCCGCCTTCCTTGAGCGCGTCGACCGTCTTCTGGAACTTGCGGTTGAGATCGTCGATCGCCGCGCCCAGCGGATCGACCATCGCCTTCAGGTCCCTCGGCACCGCCTCGATCAGCGCCGCCTTGGTGATCGCCTTCTCCAGGTCGCCGCCGGCTGCCAGGATGCGCTTCGACGCGTCCGAGATACCACCGATGACGCCGTCCTTCAGCGCGTCGGCGATCGCCGCCCGGATCGCCTCCTCTTCGGTCGCGAAGGCGAGGACGCCGGTGAGCCGGCCCGAGCCGGTGGTGTCGACGCGGTACGCGCCGTCCTTGTGCCCCGGTCGGTACCCGATCGACACCGAGCCCGCGCCGGTGACGCTGCCGCCGAGCGCTTCCGCGATCCGGTTCAGCGAGCCGACGACGCTGTTCGCCGAGGCCGAGGCCGCTGCCTTCTCCGCGGTGCCGTTCCCCGTCGCGGTGCCCGCCGCTAGCCCGTCGCTGCCGAAGGTGATGGTGGAGCTGCCCTGCTTCGTCTTCTTGAACAGGCCGCCGACGACGTTGCCGATGATGCCGCCGGCGATCGCGCCGAGCGGCCCCGCCGCGCTGCCGAGCGTCTTGCCGAGCGTTCCGCCAACCGCCGACGCCAGCGCCGGACCGATCGCCTTGCCGGCCTCGCCGCCGAGCGCCCCGCCGAGCGTCGCGCCGAGCGCGCTCTTCTTGCCGCCGGTGATCGAGGCGAAGACGCTGCCCGCGCCGGCGCCGATGCCGGCGTTGCCGAGCACGCTGCCGATCTTCGACACCGATTCGGGGCTGATCTTGATCCCGGTCTTGGTGAGGCGCTCGCTCCAGTCGTTCGCCTGTTTCGTGCTGAACCCGCCGACCCCGCCGTTCAGCATGCGGCCGGTCGGACCGCGCATGCGGATGCCGAGCATCGAGGCGATCTCGCCGGCGCCGTCGCGCAGCACGTCCGCGGCGCGCTCGGCCCCCTCGCGCAGACCGTCGCCCCAGTCGGCCGTCGCGCGCTGGACGCTGTCCTCCCACTCGCGCGAGATCGCATCGACCTCCTCGGCGCCGAAAATTTCGCGGAAGCGATCGTTGTCGAGCTTCGACTTGTCCTCGGCGAAGACCTTCTGCGCATCACGCCCGTAGTCGAGCTGCTGGTCGAGGGTGATCTTGCCCGACGCCTGCAGCTTGGCGAGGTCGGAGAGCCGCTCGGTATAGCGCGCCGTCGCCGCCGCCAGCGGGTCCAACGCCTTCAGGATCGCGTCGAGCGACCGCTCCAGCTCATCCTGCTCGCGCTTGAGGTCACGCGTCGCGGCAGCCGCATCTTTCTGCGACGCGCGGTAGTTGTCGAGGGCGAGCTTCCCCTTCGTCCATGCGACGTGGAAGTGGTCGCTGTGCCCCTTGTCGCCCGGCCCGAACAGCTGCTCGACGCCGGCCGCGTTGCGGCGGATAGGGATGCCGGCCCGCTCGAACAGCGCGCGGACGTCCGCTTTCGTCATCGAGGCCATGCCGCCCTTGGGTACGAAATCGATCGCGGCGCTCTTGTAGTGGTCCGAGCCGGCGACATGCTTGCCGTTGGTCGTGGCGGTGATCTGCACGCCCTTCAGCTCGCGCCGGAGCAGCGCCGCCACCGACGCCGGCGTGGCGGCGTCGGCATCGCGAGCCGGCTTGCGACGAGCGGCGCTCTGCCGCTCCTGCTCGGCCTCGACGGCGAGCTTCTTCTGCCGCTCGAGCTCGCGGCTCCGCTTCCGGTACTCGTCGGTGATCTTACCCTGGCGGCGCGCCTCGTCGTCGAGCGCGGCGATCTTGGCGTCCCACTCGGCGGTAACCCGCGCGACCGGGTCCTGCATCAGCTTCGCCTGCGCGCGCTCCTGCGCGATCAAGGCGTCGTTGATCGTCGCCTCGGCCTGCCCAATCGCGATGCTGTTATCCAGCCGGCGCTTCTGAATGGCGTCGAGTTGCTCCTCGTACCGCTGAACGGCTGCGGTCGCGACCTCGCCGCGCTCCCCGCCCTGGATCGAACGCGCCTTGGCGCTCTCCAGCAGCGCCTGCGCCCATGCTAGCTCGGCGTCCGTCTTCTCGCGGATCGTGGTGGCGGTTGCCAGATTGGCGCGCGCATCGGCGATCGACTGCGAGGCGCTATCGCGCTGCGCCGCGACTGCCTTCTTGCTCGCCTCGTAGCTGTCGCGGATCGCCTCGGCGACACCGACCTCGGTGCGGCCGAACAGGTCGCGCGCCTGCCGCGTGATCTCTGACTGCGCTGCCTCGTCCTTCAGCTTCTCGACCGCCTCGGCGAGGGCGTCGTTGCCTTCGAGGATCTTGGCGACGAGCGGACCGATCGCCGTAAGCGCCACCGTGGCAGCGATGCCCCACCCAGTCGTTAGAGCCATCGCAACGCCGGCGAGCCGGCCGCCCATGCCTTGGAGCGCGAACGCCGCTTGGCCGATCTGCTGCGAGAAGGCGGTGACGACGCTCTGGCCGGACGATACCTGGACCGAGAAGTCCTGGAGCTGCTGCCCGAGCATGATCTTCGACTGACGCGCGCGCTCATCGCCGGCGACGTTGTCATTGGCGTGCCGGATGGTGGCGCTGGCGCTCTTGTTGAGCTCGGCCTGGTAGAGCTCGAGCTGCCCGATGCGCTGCCGGTATGAATCGGCCTGCTGCCCGGCCGCGCGTGCGTCGACCATGGCGGCGTCCGCGTCGCGCAGCGCCGCCTCGGTGGCCGCGTTGGTCGCGAAGGCGGTCGCCTGGATCGCGTTGCGCAGCTCGATCGCCGCCGTCGCGCGCTGGTCGGCCGCCGCGGCGGACTGCTTCAGCGCCGCGATCTCGCCCGACAGATCGAGCGACCCGGTCTTCGTGCGCGGCACGTTGAGCGCCTGCTGCGCCATCTTGCCGATCGCGGCGAGGTCGGTGCCGAAGGTCTGGCGGACCTCGGCCGACGTCGAACGCGCGCGCGTCGCCATGTCAGCGAAGGCGCGGCCGCCTTCGCTGCTGAACTGGTCGGCGCGCAGCTGAAGACGCGCGACGATGTCGGGACCAGCGGCCATCCTCGTCTCCCTTCAGCGCTTGCCCGTGCGGGACAGGAAATCGTCGACCAGGTCGCCGCGGGCGTCCTGGATGATCGGGTCGATCGCGACGGCGTTGCGGAACTTGACCTGCGGCAGCAGCACGAAGATCGGCACGGTGGTCGTCCGGCCGCTGTCGCGCCGCCCCGGGCTTGCCCGGTCGGCGATCTGGCCGCGGCCCTTCAGCTGCGCGCCATCGGCGACGAGCAGCGCCGCCCGGCCGGGGCGATAGACGAAGCGCAGGCGGATACCGTGGGCGCGTTCCCATTCGCCCGGGGTCAGCCAGCGGTCGCGACCGCGCGGTCCCGCTGCGGGAAGCGGGACGGCGAGATATTGTTCGCTCCTGCCGCGTACCGTGCCTGGGCGGGTCCAGAACGCGATCACGCCGCGCGTACGGTCGCGACCGTTGACGTAGACGACGCCCGTGGGTTCGCGTGCCGGCCCTTTCTTCGGGTAGCTCTCCGACGCCCACGCCTTCCAGAGCTGACCCGGCACCGCCGTGCGCGTCACCGCCTCGAGCCGGCGCTCCAGCCGCTTGGTGGCCCCGCCGACCGATGCGGTACCGTCCGCCAGGTAGCGGCGGATCATCTGGTCGCCCTCGCGGGCGAACGCCTCCAGGTCGAAGACGAGGTCCGCGCCGTCACGCATCCGGCTTCTCCATCAGCTCGAGGATGGCGAAGGCGTCGAGAAGCGCGGCGGGCTGCTCGGCGGGGCTGCCCGGGCAGGGTAGCGGTCGGCCGCCGAGCGGCGACGAGAACCGCCGCACGGCGTAGAACAGGTCCAGCACCGGCCAGACCCAGGCAGGCAGGCTCAGGCGCGGGTTTTCCGCCCACTTCGTGCCCTCGAACTCCCATCCGCCGTCGACGTGTCGGCCGAAGGCGAAGTCTGCGGGTCTTTCGCGGACGACCCGGGCCGCTCGGAGTTTCCCGCCTGATCGTCGGCGTAGAGGAGGCTGTAGGCGCGGTTGCCGGCCGACAGCATTTCGAGCGGATCGACGCCGCGAAGCGCCGCCTCGGTGACGCACCGGTCGCGGCCGATCGCGAACGGCGCGGCGACGTTGTTCCACCCCGTGCAGAAGCGGCGGAAGGCGGCGATCGGCGCCAGCTCGCGGCGACGCTCGAGCTGCGCGACCAGGTCCCGGTATTCGGGCCAGCACTCGGCCAGGACGTTGCGGATCTCGGCGAAGAGACGTGCGTCGTCCTCGCCGAGCTGTGCGCCGCCTGCCTCGGCCTCTGCCTCGGCGTCGATCAGGCCGAGCACGCGCTCGAACTCGGGGTCTTCCGCCAGCAGCGCGACGACGCCGCTCCGGATCGCGCCGCGGAGCTCGAAGCCGTAGACGCGCCCGGCGCGTAACTGGCCCGAGAGCTCGGCCTCGAGCTGCCCGCGCTCGACGACGCCGCCGGCGCGCAGGTGGTAGACCGGCGCGCCGGGCTTCGGCTCACCGTCGACGCATAGCCACGACGGCGTGAACGGCACGGACGCCGTGGTGGAGGTAAGGATCATCGCCGGACCTCAGTTGAAGACGATAACGCGGTCGGTGTCGCGCGCGTAGGCGTCGCGGCCGAGCGTGCGCGCCTGCAGCCCGATCTCCTCCGAGCGCAGCTTGCCGCGTGCGCCCGGGTCGGCCGACACCGGCTGCGCGAGCGGAACCACCAGCGCCCAGCGATTGCCCGACTGTGCGCCGTGGCGGAACACCGCCGGCATGGTCACGCCGTTGCCGATGTCGGCGACCGTATCGCGATTGGCGACCAGCGTCGCCAACGGATCGACCTTCAGCATGGGCACGCGCTCGGTGATCTGCCCGCCGGCGAAGCCGTACGGCGTGTTCGGATCGTCGGGCACCTCGAGCGAGCTGCCCGCGTCGAGCGACCAGGTCGCGATGTTGAACGGCTTGCGGTTGACCGAGACCGCCGGCGACAGCGCGGCGCCCTGGACGAGGACCGGGGGGGCGTGGCCCGGGATCGCGATCGTATCGGGGATCGGCGCGTCGACCTTGCCGGCGTAGACGCCGGTGCAGCTCCACGTGCCGTAGCCCGGCCGCGCGCTGCGGCCGTCGAGCGCCAGCGTCGCGCGGCAGTCGACGAACTTCCGAAGGACGCCGTCCTCGTAGAAGTAGATCGTCGCGCACGGGTTGTCGGCCGTCCGCGCCGCGGCGTCCTGCGGGGTGGTACCGGCATACGACCAGCTGGCGGGCAGCGACACCGAAGTCGTCGCGTCGAGCGGCGGGTTGAAGGTCTCGGACAGCGTTGCCACGCGGCCGGCCGTGTATTCGATCACGGCCGGCGCGTTGCCCGCGCCGGTGCCGGCGCCGATCAGCAGCTGGTAGCCGAGGAGGGCGCGCGCGGTCGCGGGGAAGCCGGCCGGCAGCGTGATCGTGGTCGCAGTGCCCGACGTCGCCACCGCCGCGGCGATCGCCGCCGAGAACTGGCCGCGCCAGCCCGCCATCTGGAACGCGGCGTGGAGGGGCGGCTTGACCGTCGGCGAGTAGGCGACGCCGGCACCCGCGCCCTTGATCCGCGATTTGAAGCTGAAGGTGGCCGCCTGGCCGACGATCAGCGCCGCGCCGCCGACGAGCGAACCGGTCGCCTCGTTCGACGCCTCCATCGTCCACGGGTTGTTGTACGACGTCGAGTCCGCCTCGACGGGGATCGCGTCGACGGCCGGATCGGGAACGGCGGGCATGCCCTCGGCGGTCTGCAGCTTCAGCAGCACCGCGATGTTCATCATGCGGATCGTGGGATCGGCCATGGAAAGGGTCCTCTCAGGCGGGGCGCGCGGGGTCGCCGCGGGCGGTCGTGAACTGGATGGTGAAGTCCTGCGCGAACATCAGGCGGCGGGCGCTCGCGAGCGTCGCGGTGGCGAAGCGGCAGTCGGCGTCCTCGACGAGCTCGACGGCGCCGCCGAGCGTCTCATCGGCCATGATGGCGGCCACGACGCGGGCGTGAAGGGCGTTCCGCTCGGCGGTCGGCGCTTCGCCGTCGCAGCCGTCGACGTAGCCCTCGATCGTGAACTCGCCCTGGTAGCGCGTCAGGGTCGCCTCGCGTTCGAGCACTACGCTGCCGCCCGTGAAGATCGCCAGCGCAGGAAAGGTGCTCGGGTCGCCGATCGGCTCGACCTCGACCTCGTTCTCGAGCCAGTTGAGCGCCTCGGAGACCTTCGCGTTGATCTCGTCGCGGACGGTCACGAGGCGACGCCGCTGTCGGTGACGACGACGGACCAGGCGCCGACGTCGTCGAGCGTCGTCACGTCCCCCACACGCCAGCGCCGGCCGCGATGAGTGAAGGTCTCGCCATTGGCGGGGCGGGCGGGCAGGTCGCTTTGCCGGATCTCGTAGGACACGGTGCGCAAGGTCCGCCCCGGACCCTCGAAGGTCGGGGCGGGCACGTCCGAGCGGATCGCGGGGATGGGCGGCAGCACGACGCCGCCCCGCGTGTAGACGATCGGCTCGCGCTCCGCGAACGCGGCGCCGATCGCCGCGGCCGCGGCGCCCCAGTCGGGCGCCACGACGATCAGCCCTCGACCGTCGGGTGGTCGATCGGCGCCGCGTCCGGATCGATCGCACCGTCGACGTCGACCAGCTCGCGGGCGCGCTCGGCCGTGATGGTGTTGGGCTCGGCCGCCTCGCCGACCAGCAGCTCGCTGCCGGCGTCGACGTAGCCGCCGCTGTTGTCCACCGCGGGGCGGTGGAGGGTGATACGCTTCATGGCAGGCTCCGGGGCAGGCGGGCGACGCCGCGATCGGCGCCGCCCGGTCTTGGGTGTCGGGTCGGCGAGCGAGGCGCTCACCCCTGCGGCTCGTCCGCCGGCTCCTCGGCAGCGGCGATCGCGTAGACCTCGACCAGCGTGACGTGGCCGTCCTCGATCAGCGCCTCGATGTCGTCTGCGTCGAGCCCGGCCTCGATCGCGATCTCGCGCGTGATGACCGTGCCGGCCGGGATGACGTCCTCGGGCGACACGTGGATCTCGGCCACCGCCTTAGGCAGCTCGACGAGGCGGGGCTGCTCGACGACGGCGCCGAGGAGCTTCTTGGTGACGGCTGCGGCGCTCGCGGCCAGGCTGGACTTGCGCTTCATGGAGTCTCTCCAGGTGGCGGGCCCGGGCCAGGCCGGGCCGCCGAGGGTCAGGGGATCGCGGGTGCGGCCGTCAGCGGACGGTGACGCACATGGTCGCCGCGGCGCGCTTGGGGACCAGCAGGCGCGACGTCTGCGTCTGCACCCACTCGCCGGCCGGGTTCTCCTCGATCCAATTCTTGGGGAACCACTCGATCGGCGTGTAGCCGGCGCGCGGGTCGAGGATGGCGCCGTAGGTCGGCGTGCCCTCGTAGGCCGCCGGCGCGCCGAGGATGACGGTGTTGGCCGGCAGCAGCCACTTCTTGGTGCCGTCGTCCTCCTCGTAATAGTCGTTGTAGACGTAGAGCTCGACGGTACCGATCCGCCCCTTGAAGATCGGCGACCCGGGCGCGCCGGGCGTGAACCCCAGCTCCACCGCGCTGCGCGTCTGACCGAGGGTGATGTCGATCTTGGTCTTGAACGCCGGGTCGG